ACAATCTGGAGAACAAAAAGCCGCTCAAAGTGTCACAATACCGCAAGATAGATGGAGCGATAACAATGCTAATGACTTTAGGTTTGCTATACACATTTGAGAGGTAATTTGCAAGTTTTTAGAACATAAAAATATTTAATAAAATAATAATTTTACCACGATGCGCCAAGGTGCACCACGATGCGCCAAGGCGCATTTTGTTTACCCATTTTTGCTTTGTATCTTTGGGGCTAAAAAGTATAAATATATATGGGTATTTGGCAAAACATAGTAAAATTTTTCAGCCGTAGCACCGATGCAGAGGGCGCAGTTAGCGAACCACAGACACCGGGGCCACGTACCGGAGACTATACCCAGTTCTTTAATTTTTTCGGTACAGGTAATACCGCTTTGTCGGTAGCCACTGTTTACCGATGTGTGCAGTTACTTAGTGAAAGTGTAGCTAATTTGCCATTTTTGTATATGAGATTGAAAGACGGCATTTTTGTGGAAGACACGAATAGCCGTTTGCATTATCTTCTAACAGTACAGCCGGACTTTACAAAGTCGGCGTTTGACTTCTGGAAAGAAGTCGTAGAAAATGTGTTGTTAGAGGGTAATGCTTACATCGTACCAGTGTACAACATGGCTACTTTGGAGATAGACCGTTTGGTTTTGTGTGGGCGCAATACCGTAAACCACGATGTGTATAACGATACCTACATGATTACCGATACCATCAACGGTATATGTGGGGTTTACGATGAAAGCGAGATCATCCACATTAAGGGGCATACAAGCAACGGCAAGCACGGCGTTAGCGTACTGGAGTATGCAAGACAGACGTTAGACATAGCATTAACCGGAGACCGGGAGACGCTTAAACGATTTGCCAATGGCGGTAATGTTAGGGGTATTGTAAGCAATGATAAGACTACTACCGGGTTTGGTGAGTATCAGGACAAGGAATTAGAGAAGACCGCCGAAAACATAGATAGTCGTTTTCAGAATGGCGAGCGCATAGTTAGTTTGCCCGGTCAGGTGGACTTTAAGCAAATTTCGCTTTCTTCTACTGATATGCAGTTTTTGGAGAGCCGCAAGTTTACGGTACGAGACATTTGCCGTTTCTTTGGCGTGCATCCATCTTTTGTTTTTGACGACACAAGCAACAATTACAAGTCGGCAGAAATGGCGAATGTGGCGTTTTTGAGTAATACATTAAACCCACTTTTGCGCAATATTGAAAATGAAATGTTGCGTAAGTTAATCGCCCCTACCCTATGTTGCAAACGTAAATTTGAGTTTGACCGCAGGGGACTTTATGCAAGCGATTTGGATAGCAAAGTTAAGTATCAGGCGGCAACGATCGCCGCAGGTATTTATACCGTGAATGATTGGCGCAAGGTGGAGAACCGCCCACCTATCGAGGGCGGCGACAAGGTTTTAGTATCGGCAAATCTTAGAGACATTGCCAACGAGACCGCAGTTAATAACGCCCCGGAGCCAGAGCCAAAGAAAACTAAAAAGGACGATAAAAATAAAGATGGAGACCAAGACGATGAATAAAGATACAATCATAAGACGGTGTTTGTGTACTCCTACCGAGTTACACGTCAGAGAGGCAGCAGAGGGCGAAGCACCGAGCCGCACAATAACTGGATATGCCATATTGTTTAACGTACCGTCTGCCCCATTGTGGAGCGACGAAGATAGCGAGGCCCGGGAAGTGATAGCCCCGGAAGCCGTTACAAAGGAACTCTTAGACGGCCAAGACATCAAAATGACGATGTTTCACAATCGGCAGTTGATTTTGGCAAGAAGCAATAAGGGCGGCGGTACACTTTCGTACACAGTAGATGAAAAGGGCGTAGCTTTTGAGTTTGACGCACCTAATACCGTGGACGGCGACAAGGCTTTGGAATTGGTACGCCGTGGCGACATAAGCGGTTGCAGCTTTGCGTTTTCAACACGCTACTATGATAGCGATTTTGTGGAGCGTCAAAGCAAAGTGGCGGCTAACGGCATTAACAATATTACCTATCGTGTTAAGGCGGTTACAGGTATCTTTGACTTTACGTTGGCGGCTGATCCGTATTACCCAGATACGAGCGTGGAGGCAAGAGAGTTTACCGATGAGTTGAAGCGAGAGCAGAAGACCCCGGAGCCTCAACAGCCAACGAGTGAGCAGAAAGAGAAAGCGTTAAAGCAGTTGCGTGAAATGCGCCACGCTGCAAAACGCAGTTTAGTATAATAGTTTAATTTATAATTTTCAGACATGGACAAAAAGACAAAAAAGAAATCAATTAACGTTCGTGAGCTGATTAACCAGTATCAGCAGAATTGCGACCGCATCACAGAGATTGCGGACGTATGCGAGGAAGAGCAGCGTGAGCGCAACGAGGCAGAGAACACCGAGTTTGAAACCCTCATGCGTGAAAATCAGTTGTTACAAATGAAGATGCAGGCGGCAACCGCCGAGCATTTGCGTGAAAATCCAAACGCCCAGGAGGACGCAATTAAGATTATCCGTGAGAACGCCGCAGCAGGTCAGCGTACCGAAATCATGCTTTTTCGTGACATGATGATGGTGCAGGACGTGGCAAAGGGTGCAATCGTGCCGCTTAACGTTCAGGACATCTTGAAGCCATTGCAGGAGGGCTTTATTTTGGATAAGGTAGGTTTGCCAATGCCAACAGGTTTGGCAGGTGACTTTGTTTGGCCTATGTACGAAATGGTTGAGGCAGAGTTAGCAGGTGAGGGCGCAGAACTTAGCGACACCAAAATACCTTTCAGCAAAATGACCGCAGCACCGGAGCGTATGGGTATTGCCATCCCGGTAACTAATCAGTCGCTCAACCAGTCGCAGGGACTTTTGGAAATGATCGTGCGTGAGGTTATGCCACTTGCAATCCGTCTTCTTTTGAATAAAATCGTTTGCGGCGTAAATAAGGTTAATGGTGCTACTAATTTGGTAGGCCCATTTGTTGCACTCAAAGACAACCCGGTATTGCTTTCAGCCGTGCCAACCTTTAACGAACTCAACGCCCAGATGAAAGCCGCAGTACTTGAAACAGGTATTGACGGCAGCAACCTTTGTTGGGTAATGACAAAGAGCATGGAGGCGATTTTGGAGGGTACACCTATCAACGAAAAGGGTATCTTTTTGCCGATGATCCAAAACGGAAAACTTTGTGGTTTGCCAGTGTACACCTCAAATGTTATCCGTGATACTAAGGTATCGTACCAGAAGTACAGCGGCACAGCGTGGGCGGCGGCAGAAGACTTTGACCCACAGAAGAACACCGCTAAGTTTACCGTAACAAGTGCTGATGAGGTTAAGAACCTTTCGGGCATGAAGTCGGGCGACTACGTTAAGGTTATCACAGGTACGGAGTACATCGGTTTGGGCGATTGGCGTTATCAGCCTATGGGTATGTTTGGTGCTTTGCGCTTTATCGTCGATCCATACAGCAAGGCACGCAAAGATAGCGTAGATTTCGTGCTCAACACGGACTATGCTACTAAGACAATCCGCCCAGAGGCCTTTAAGTTGGGTAAAGTCGGCGGTAAGAAGTAATCACAATTTAAAGTTATAACGTTATGGCAGTAGTGAGTTTGGCACTTTTCAAAAAGCACGTAAGGGCTGATGATTTCGCCGATGATGACGAGTATTTGCAGCATCTATTAGATACAGCAGAAAGCGCAGTTATCACGGCGACCAATAGAACCCAAGAGGAATTGGCGCAGATGGGTAACGGACATGATGTACCTACCCCCATAAAACACGCTATAATGATGTTGGGCGCACATTGGTATAATCAGCGTGAAAGTGTGAGTAACGTGCAGATGCACGCCGTGCCTGATTCGCTACAAGCCTTAATTAAACCCTATCGGAAATTAGCGGAATGAGAGCAGGAGAAATGAAATATCGTTTGCAGTTGTTGAAGCCTATGGCGACAACAAACGACTACGGCGAGGAAGCGACTACCTACGAGCCTATACGTACAGTATGGGCAGAGAGGAAGAAGCAGAGCGGAAACCGTAGCGAGGAAGTGGGCGAACATTTCCCCGACTATCGAGCCGAATTTAATGTGAGGGACGCACACCCAGTTAAAGAAAACTGGAGGGTGCAGCAGTTGGGCGGCTACCTTTATACGGTGGTTGCCATCATCCCAAATATTGATAGGGGTATGAACACTTTAGTTTGTGAACGAGTAAACGAGTAATCAAGTTATGGCAAATCAATACGACGATACGCAGTTGCAGAAGTTGTTTACCGAAATGGACGTTAAACACCGAAAGAGAGCCTTAAAAGGTGCTTTCAGGCGAGAGGCGAACCAAGTAAGGCGAACAGCTATTAACAATTTGCGCAGCTCATTACACAGTAACCGAGATTTGGAAAAAGGTATTAGGGCTATCGTATTTAAAAAAGCCGCCGGATTTCGTGTTACTATCGGCACGAAGAAAGCCAACCGAAAAACTGGAAAGGGCGAAAAAGGTATGCACATCAATCGCCAGGGACTAAAGAAACCTGTTTTGATATGGGCAGAGGGTGGAACGGAACAACGAAAGACAAAGACCAAAACAAGGGTTTTTGTTAGGGAACGCCGGGGCCACAATACCGGACGCATGAAACGATACGGCTTTATGCGTAAGACCCAAACAGATGTTAGGGATAAGGTAACGGCAGATTTGCGTAACGAGATAGTAGAAAGTGTAACTAAGACTGCAAATAAGTATGGCTGCAAATAAAACATCATTAAGCGCAGGTAGCATTATCCGTGATATGCTTTTGCAAGACCCAGAGGTAGCGAAGCATACTAAAAAGGTTTTCCCAGTTGCTACGGACACGGCGGTTTTGCCGTACATACTTTATCGCCGTGCCTCAATCGAGCAAAACCCGACAAAGGCAGGTTATCCCGGAGCCGACACCGTGACGATCGAGGTTATTTGTTATACCGAGAAGTACGGTGAGGGCGTGGAGTTAGCCGAAGCAGTAAGAGCAGCTTTGGACGGCAAGCAAGGCGAAAAGGACGGCTTAGTTATGCGTAGTTGTGTATTGACTGATAGCGAAGAGGGCTACGATAGTGATGCCTATGCGCAGCAGTTAGTTTTTAACATTAAAATTTAGTAAGATATGAGTTATTGCAATGGTAGTAATATGTTGCTTTATTTGGGTGAGGATGCTTTCGGACATTGCACCACCCACACGGCAACTATGAACAGCGAGACAAAAGACCGTGCCGTTAAGCCATTGGCAAGCAAAGCCAAGACAAACGGAATGTGGAAAGAAAAGGGCGTAACAGGTTTGTCTATTGCCATTTCAGCCGAGGGCCTTATTTACGACGGCGAGACCGAAGCAAGTTACGGTAAGATGATGGCGGCGTGGAAGTCGGGACAGCCAGTTAAGATTAAGTGTATGCAGAGAGGTGAAAGCAGAAAGCCATATTTGGCAGGTAGCTTTATCATTTCTTCTTTGGAGCGCACTGACCCGGCACAGGACGATAGTACTTATACTATCAATCTTGACAACAACGGCGAGCCGGACACACTCGACGAAACGGCGTTTACTGATAGTGCCGTGGCGGCATCCGAGGGCCAAACAGTATAACCCCGTTAATTAAGTTCATATATGAAAAAGGTTGAGATTAAAATCGGTAACGAGGTGTTCCCATGCCGTCAGACAATGGGTGCAATGCTTAGATTTAAGCAGGAAACAGGGCGTGAGGTTACAGAAATCGACGCTACAAGTTTCACCGATATTTGTACGTTCCTTTGGTGTTGTATCGTTTCAGCATCCAAGGCAGACGGCAAGAAATTCAAACTTTCTTTGATGGACTTTGCCGATAGTGTCAGCCCGGAAGATATGAACGAATGGGCTAAAGCTATGGGCCAGGCCAACGAGGAAGATGCCGAGACCGATGCAGACGAAAAAAAAAGTTTGCAATAAATGAAGTATTGGGCTTTGCTTTAGGTTGCATACGTCTTTCATACGATGATTTTTGTAGGCTAACGCCTGATGAATTTAACAGCGTATGCAAAGCGTACTTAGACCAAGAGCAAAGCCAATACAAAGATAATTGGGAGCGTATGCGTATGTTGGCGTGCATAACTATTCAGCCACACGTTAAGAACAAATTAACGCCCCAGAAGCTATTACCGCTTTCGTGGGATAATCGTAGGAAGTCGAGCAAAGCAAAGGCAGAACACATTACAGCCAAAGAAGCGGAGGAAAAGAGAAAACAAATTATCGCCCTATTGGGCGACAAATATTAAAGACTATGGCAGGTAAAAGTACTATATCCATAACGTTCAAATTGGACGGAGACGGCAAGGGGTTTAAAGACCTTTCGCAAAATGCGGACGGCCTTAAACAAGCCATGACCGCCGCTATTGTGGAAGCCGACAAACTCAAATCGTCGTTGATCAACTGGAGCCAGGGCGTACAGGCTTTGGGTGCAGTATCTAACGCCGTCAGTCAGCTAAATGGTACTTTGCAGGACATTACCGCCGATAGTAGAGCCTTTGGCGCCGCTATGAAAGCCGCTAACACGATGGCAGGTAAGAACGCCGAGGGCTTTGCGAACCTCAAAGGACAGGTAGCCGATTTATCCAAGACTTTGCCTATTGCACGTGATGAACTCGCAAACGGCTTATATCAGGTAATCAGTAATGGTGTGCCGGAAGACAATTGGATAGACTACCTTAACAAGTCGGCTAAAGCATCCGTGGGCGGTATTGCCGATTTGGGCGAGACCGTAAAGGTAACATCTACGGTTATCAAAAATTATGGTTTGGCATGGGACGCAGCCGAAAGCGTGCAGGACAAAATACAGCTCACGGCAAAGAATGGTGTGACATCATTTGAGCAGTTAGCCCAGGCTCTACCAAGAGTGACCGCCAACGCCTCAACATTGGGTGTAAGTATTGATGAACTTTTGGCAAGTTTTGCAACGCTTACAGGTGTTAGCGGTAATACTAACGAGGTTGCAACCCAGATGGCAGCAATCTTTACCGCTTTGGTTAAGCCGTCAAGCGAGGCAACCGAAATGGCGGAAAAGATGGGTATTGAGTTCAATGCGGCATCCATCCAAGCCGCCGGAGGTTTGCGTAACTTCTTAACCCAGTTGGACGCATCCGTTAAGGAGTATGCCGCCGCTAATGGCGTATTGGAGCAACAGGTTTACGCCAAGTTGTTTGGTAGCGCCGAGAGTTTGCGAGCCTTAACACCGCTTACTAATCAGTTAGCCGAGAAGTTCAGCGAGAATGTGGACGCAATGGCAAATAGTGCCGGAACCGTCAACGCAGCCTATAACGAAATGAGTAGTACAGGCAGCGCAACCACACAAATGCTGAAAAACCAATTAGGCGCAATAACTGATGTAGTAGCCGGGTTTGTTGGTGGAGCAATGCCAATACTTAGTTTTACCTCACAGTTGGGTATAACCGCTATGAGTATTACAAGTTTGGTTAAAACACTTAAAGCCCTGAATATCCAACAAGGCATTTTAACGTTACGCTCAAAGGCAGGTGGTGCAGCGATGCTTTTGTTTGGACTTAATGCAAGCCGATCGGCAGCGTTTACACGTGTCTTTAGTGCAGCTTTGAAAAGTGGTGCATATTCTGCAACCGCTTTCAAAATTGCCCTTAAAGGTTTGATGATTACCACCGTGGTAGGTGCTGCAATCGTGGCGGTAACATCGGTTATTGAATATTTCGTAAATAAGACCGATGAGGCTACCGACAAGACTAACGAGTTTAGTGAAGCCGAAGACGCTTACAAGAATGCAGCGGCAAGTACTAAGGTTGAGTTAGACAAAGAGATTAAGGCTTTGGGCGACCTCATTACCGCTAAAAAGGACACCACCGAGGCAGTAAACCACCTTAACGCCGTATATGGTGATTTGTTCGGGAGCCATAAGACAGCATCCGAATGGTACGATACATTGACACGCAAAAGCCAGATATACGTTAAGCAAATCGGGTACGAGGCACAAGCAAAGGTGTTGGCAACGAAGTTGGCTGAAAAGCAAATCGAGTTGGAAGATAATTACGCTAAACGCCGTGAACTCTGGAAAGCGGGAGGCGCACAGAAAACGACAAAGCGGACTATTACCAACCGATCAACTGGAGGCGACAGCTACGAAGTTGTTACAACGGAAGATACCAAGGAGTATGCCGATTTAAAGGACAACGCAAGGGGGCTAATACCGGAAATCCAAAGTTTGCAAAGACAATTGGGCATAGCCCAGGCGCACATGACCGATTGTTCTAAGCAGATGGCGGCGGTTGATGCTAAGATGGGGCATAACAACAAGACCGGTAAGGTTAGTGCAATGACCTATCAGCAGGTAGCGGACGCAATCGAAAAGACAGAAAAGAAACTTAAAAATACGACTGATAGCAAGGAAATAGCCAAGCTAAAGGCGTATAATACGGAATTACACAACCGTAAAAAGTTATTAGATAAATCGTTGGGCTTTGATAAGTTCAAGGGTAATAAGAGCGGCAGCAAGAAAAATAAGCCAGTTGCAGACCCTAAGACCTACGAACAGTTAAGTACTAATATCGAGTACTACAAAAAGAAGCTCACCACCGCGAGCACCGCCGAGCAAGAAAAGATAAGGGCAAATATCCAAGCATGGGAGAAAAAGAAAGCGGCTATCGAATTAGCCCAGAAAGCCGCCGAGCGACCAACCGAAATTAAGACGTTGCAAGACGTTGAAAAGGAATTGGACTATTTGCAGACCCTACGAAAGACCGCCAACAAAGACGATTTGGCGGGTATTGACAAACTGATAGGCAAAACCGAGCTATTGGGCGCAGCTATGCAACGCCCGGCAAAGTTGGAGACCTTACAGGACATTGACAAAGAAATAGAGTACCAACAGAAGTTGAGGGCTACGGCATCCAAAGAAGCTATAAGCGGAATTGATGCAGAAATCAGTAAGTTGGAAACTCTAAAGAACTATATCGAAAATGCCACGGTGATAGATACACCCGACGGCGCATTGAAGACGTATGAGCAGCTTAATATTAAGTTGGCATACTATAATGAGTTGTTGGAAAAAGCCACCGAGGAACAACGCCCAGAGATACAAAAGCACATTAACGATATTGAGGGTATTAAGAAAGCATGGGACGATAGTTTAGCCGCTTTGAAGAAGCCGGGAGACATTACCCAACTTGATACTATCGAGAAGTTAGACGAAGCAGTAAGGTATTATCAGGAGCAGCAGAGCAAGCAGAGTGCCGACGAAATCCAAAATACGCAAAGGACGATCGACACTTTGGAAGCGAAGCGAAAGGCGATGCAAAGGGGTATTGAAATACCATCAATGCAAAAAGAGATAGCCGAGATTAACGGACTTTCTAACCGAGAGTTTAAGATCAAGGTTAAAGGTATCGGCTTTGATGCACTAACCGACAAAATCCGGGAACTGCAAAAGCAGCTCAACGATACCAACAACCCGGTAACGGAGGGACAGCGCAAAGACATCGAGGAAATGATTAGCACCTATGAGCAATGGCGCAAATCTTCTATTTCTTCTTTCGACACCGTAAAGTCTGGTTGGGACGGCATCAAGGGTATTGGCGACAGCATCAACAGCATAACCGACGCTTTGGATGGCAACGGTAACGCATGGCAGAAAGTAACCGCTATCGTGGACGGCTTTATACAACTGTATGAGAGTATCAGCGCAATAGTAGGTATTATTGATATGCTAACGACCGCCTCAACCGCCCATGCCGCCGCAAAGACCGGAGAGGCAGCAGCCACAACCGCCACGGCAACCGCCCAGGGAGTTGAGACAGCAGCGCAGACGGCGGCAGCGGTGGCGATGATTCCGGTTATTGTCGCTAACAAGTTGGCAACAGCAAGCTATATGGAATTGGCAAGCGCAATGTACTTTGCCGCCCATGCCTCAATACCATTTGCAGGTTTCGGAATAGCAGCAGGGTTTGTTAGTGCGGCTACTGCAATGGTGGAAGCCGTGGGAGTAATGCCATTTGCAAATGGTGGTGTTGTTTCGGGGCCTACGTTGGCTTTGGTTGGTGAGTACGCCGGAGCGAGTAACAACCCGGAGGTTATCGCACCACTTGATAAGCTACGTAGCATGATACAGCCGCAGGGCGGTATCGGTGGTAATGTTCGCTTTGAAATCGAGGGCAGAAAGTTAGTTGGGGTAATATCCAATACAACGAGAGTAGCCGCCAAGAGCGGCAGAAAGTCAAACTTTTAATTATTAGTTAATATGTATATACACGGCAGTTTTCTAAGTCAGCAGAGCGATACGATAACGGTACACATCGTTACCGGGAACGATCGCACGCAGACTATTGAAATAGGTACAGAAAAGGCAGATGTATATTTTAGTGAGGATCCGGCAGAAATCGAGAATGAGGTAAACGACACTTTCGATGTGCTTTTGAGAAATTCGGCTAAAATAAGATTGCTTTGCGGCAACCTGATTAAAGACCTTTTTAGTACCTCATGTCGTGATGCAGTCGTAAACATCTATAAAAACGATACGTGTATCTTTGCCGGGTTCATTGAGCCACAAACTTTGTCACAGCCATATAACGACAGATGGGACGAACTGGAATTAAATTGCATTGATGCGCTTAGTGCTTTGCAGTATAGCAAGTATAAGAATGTGGGCGCATTGGGCGTTATCTATGCTTTCGTCAAAGCAGAGGCAGCGCAGCGTAGTTTTTACGATATTGCCACCGAGATACTGCAAGGTGTTACCGAGGGACTGGATATATTGGGCAACCAAAATATTAAATTCTGGTATGACGGAAGCAAGGCTATTAATGCGCTAACCGCTAACCGCTATCAGGTATTTAGACAGCTTTCAATATCCGATTTGTTGTTTTTGGGTGATGATGAGAGCGACGTTTGGCAGCAAGACGAAGTGTTGGAGGAACTTTTGAAGTACCTTAACTTACATATCGTGCAGGACGGCTTTAACTTCTATATCTTTTCGTGGGAATCCGTCAAGGCGGCACCCGATAAGATTATTTGGCATGACATCGTAGCCAACAGCACCAAGACAACGGCGCAGCAAGCCGTAACAATCGCTTTGGCTAACGTGGCCGATTGCGATACCACGATAAGCATAGGCGACGTATATAACCAACTTCTATTAACCGCCAAGGTGGAAGACATCGAAAGCGTGATAGAAAGCCCATTGGACGATGATTTGTTGGTTAGCCCATACATCAATAAGCAAAAATACCTAACCGAGTATTCGAGCGACGGAGAGGGCTCGACCGCATATTATGCAATGAAAGCAATGGTGAATGATGAAAGCACTACCTATGGTGGCGGTGCTATTACTGATTGGTTTGTGCAAGTATGGCAAAATAAGTATTGGACGTTTCCGATGAAAGGAAACACCGAGGTTGATTTAGTGGACTACTTTTGCAGCGACGGAACGAACCAACATAATTTGCCTATGTGGTTGGGGCAGGCACCGGGTGCAGCTATTATGAGTTTGGGTAGTGTTAAGATTAATACCGCTAACGACGATAATAGCCCGACATCTAAGGTAAACATGACTAACTATTTAGTCGTGTCGGTTAATGGTAATGGAAACAACAAGGAAGCAGAAACATACCCTAATGCTACCGACATACAGAAAAATATACCGTATGCGGTTTACATTGGTAATAAGGCAGGTGGCGTTTTTTCGCCGTCAGACAAAGACACTACTAACTATATAGTATTGTCCGGCAAACTTATTTTAAATCCAATAATGGCGACTACTGGTAATTTTTCCAGTATGCGTGAGAAGATGGGGGATAGACCGCCGTACCAAGGTAGCGGAGGTGGAGGCGGAACAACACCGCCACCGATGTATTTTTGGCACAAGACCGTACCAAGCCGCAACAACAAAGATGGGCGCTATTATACACGTCGTTACTGGAGAGCCGAAAGACCAAGCGAGGAAGTAACATGGAACGAAAGCGGCAATAACGGTTTTTATCCATATACAGGCGAAGGCCCAGAGGAGTACGAGTTCAATTATAGCGCAATTGGGGACGGCAGCGACAAGATAAGTAAGGTTGCAGTATTGGCGTGTATGCTGATTATCGGCGATAAATGCGTAGTGGAAAAGACACCCGACAACGATCAAGGTGATACAGACGAGAACGGCAAACCTATTCCATACACGGATAAAGAGGAAGAAACCTACAAAAATTTTGTGTGGAAGCCATACAAGGAACGTGAGCAATGTAGTAGTGATGATGAATATTATCAGCAGTCGTTTACTATTGGCATAGACCCTAAGCGAGGTGACAAGATAATAGGACAGGAATTTGATTTGCAAAAAACTTTTTCCTATACGATTGGAATCGACGCAGAGGGAACGGGCATAGCTATTAAGAAGAAAGACAAGATAAGTGGGCAGGTTAGGTTTATGATATTAGGCCCTGTTAATGCTACATGGGACGTTATCACACGCCGCCACCCTACCTTTTTCAGGCATACGAAGTGGAGCAGCTCATCAGTACCGCTTTTAGCCCATGTTAGTAGCATCCTGATTAAGTCGTTTGAGGTTAAAGTTTATAGCGATAATGGACTAATCAGCAATGGCAATGATGATAACGATATTATCTACATGAGCGACACCAAAGAAACCTTTGTGAACAAAAAGGACGATTTGGAGTTTAAGATAAATTCGGCATTGACCGCCACGGAGTGCGCCCAGTTGGGAGTTAGCAATACGGTGAAGTTATCCACGCCGCTGAATATATCAACCGGGGACGGAGTGTTAGAGGTGTACGACCGAAACGGCAATGTTAAGGCGAAGCCCGAACAAATCTACGTAGATAGTTATTATACTGAATATCATAGGCCACGTATCGTAATGGCGCAGAAACTAAGAGACATTGATAATGTTGTTAGCCTGTTTAACCATTACCGCCACGAGGCTTTGAACAAAGAATTTTTCGTGCAGGGCATCGGCAGAAACCTTATTGAGGGACGTGCCGACCTCACATTAAAGGAGATTGGCACATGATCGAAGTTAAGCAGATAGCAAAACCCAGGAACAGCGGCGGCGGTGGCGGTGGGGCATCCACCGGAGGCGGCAGCTATGGAAGTATCGGCAAAATGACCGAGGAAGCCAAGCACGCAGCCAAAGCCGATATAGCGACACACGCAGAGCAAGCCGAGTACGCAAACCGTGCCGGATATGCGAGCCGTGCCGCCTATTCCGATTTAGCCGGAGACGTTGCAGAGGATAGCCCGATTAACGACCGCTTTTTGTCGAAGATTACCGCCGACATAGCGCAAGGGCACATTACTTTTCAGCAGGGCTTAACGGCTATCGGTTTGGCGATTTTCAAGGACGGCGCACACTTTGGCGAGTTTGTCAAATCCCTGTATGCAGGTAAGGGCGCAGGTATTGACGCCCAAGGTAACGCCGAGGTGGAAAGCCTAAGAGTGCGCAGTTACTTCGAGTGTCTGGAATTGATAGTAAACCGATTGTCAGCAATCGAGGGCGACCAACTTCTAACGGAAGCGGACACAATCGAGAGCGTGGACGATTTGGGCGATGGTTGTTTTGGTTTGCACCTGAGAAGCAAATGGGACGGATATTTTACCGCCCAAGCCGAGAACAACGTATTAAAGGGTATCATCAATACTTTGGCGCAGGGAAGCGGCAAGTATTACACGGCATGGTTTAGAGTTAATAGCGTTAATACCGCTAACAACTACATAGAGGTGACGCAGTACCCGGACACCGAAGTACCAAGCGGCAAGAATTACCCACCATGCGAAATGATGAAGATTGCACGATGGGGAAACCAAACGGACACGAAACGGCAAGATTGTTTGTACCTATCAAGCACAGAGGGGCGAATCGTCAAGCTAAAGGGAGTGACTAAGCCGATTTTGGATAATGCCAACTACGGTGCAGCTTTCGGCAGTTTGCCCGAATTTGTGTACGAGCTATTGGACGATAACGGCAACCCTTTGCCGATACGTGATGGTTTAGACTATATGTATATACCGGGTATCGTCACAATGGACGTTATCAGACTTAACAAGTGGACTGGTAAGCCGTTGGTTACGTATGTGGATCGTGGGGCGTGGACGCAGAGCGGTAAGTACTATTGCGATGCTATCAACCCGGACACCGGAGAGTATGAGACATCAGACGTTTGGTTTAATGGCTGCAAGTACAGATGTTGCAAGAACCTCACAACGACCGCCCCGGCATGGAACAATACCGATTGGGCGATGATCGAGGGAAACCCAGACTTTGCCGTAGATTTCCAAGAGCCTGAAAGTATCTTAGACCCGGACAAAATAGACCTCACGCTAACCATCGTGGCGACCCTGTATAATATGAATATCACAGACGATATTTTGGACGCAGACGTAATGTGGACGAGATACAGCGAGGACACAGAGGGAAACGAGAGAACGGCAAGCGACAATGTTTGGAGTTTGCGCCACGCCAATACCGGAAAGTCTTTACACCTCACAGCCGAGGACATGGACTTTAACGGCTATATGCCCAAAGTGATACGCTTTACGGCTACCGTTACTTTGCGTGATGGTATGGGCAACGAAGCGGCAACGGCGGCAGTCAGTTACGAGTATTAATTTAAACATAGCGCAGTTATGAAGACAAAAAGATTTGATTTCAACTTTAAGTCACTGCAAATTAATGTTAGTATGGTAGTTGTGGGTGGCGTATCGGATAGTCAGAACTACGACGCAGACACCGACACATATACGCCCGATTACACCATAGACGCATCTAACTTGATAGTGCAGCCGGAAATCGGCAGACTTGACAAAGACGAGATTTTAACGCCGGGCTTGATTAATCAAGACCTCACCAACATAAATTGGTATGAGGTGAACAGCGGAGCAGCCGACACGGTGATAGACAGCACTAACCCCGACTTTGAGATAGTCAGCAAGGGAGCGAATGCCGGACGTATCAGGATCAAGAAGAACGCCAAACCGCAGATACCTATGAATCTACGATTTGAAGCGGACTACAAAGACCCACGTACTAATCAGGTACACCACATCATCAAGCCGTACCAAGTACAATGCAAGAACGCTACAATGTACACGCCACTTTTGGTATTGGACACAGCCGCCCAAACTATCTACAACCCATTGAGCGACCCGGACACCCAGACGGTACACGCATCATTGAGATTGGGCGTTAATGAGTGCCCAGAGAATAAGCGTTTGTTTGTGTGGGAGGTAATGAGAGAAGACGGAACATTTACCGCCGTAGGCAGCGACACCACGTTAGACTATGACGTAGAGGTAGCAGCAGACGGAAACAGTTGTACCGTTAATCGTAGCCTCATGGGTACAGAGCTTTATTTGCGATGCAGGGCGAAATATAGCCCAGACGGAAACCCAAGCAGCGTAGCACTATCGGACAACGCCCCTACTAAGTTAGTGGCATTTATTCGCAGAATCCCAAAATTTGAGTACGACATCGGCGACACACCAACCAACCTACCAAGTGGTTTGTTAGAGATTGCGCCAACGGCGAAGATTTGGAACACTAACGGCATGATCGACAACCCGGAGCGTGAGTTATTGCCGCTTTGGTATGTTGCGACCAACGCACAGTCAGGAACGCTTAACTATTCGCTCATAGCGCACGGAATGACACCGACGCTTTCAACCGGAAAGGTTAGCCAGACGTTGGGCGGCGTTTATGGTTTGGACGTTAAGGACGTTGGCCCTACGTGTGCATGGGAAGACAGCGACGGCGCAATATTCGTTGATGCAGACGATAACGTAATATTAATCAAATAACAATTTAATCAATATAAGATTATGGCAAGATACATTAAAGCAAATCCATTGGTTGCACGATACTTGCAACTGGAGAATGACCGTAACATGGTAAGTGATGGCAACTATCTGTTTTGGCAAAACGATATGTTGAAGTTTGGCCCACTAACCCAACTTAACGACATATTGGTTAAGATTGGAGGTATTGCACTTATGCCGCATGAGGCGAGAAGCGAGCAGGACGGTACTATTTGCCGACCTTTGCCGATGGCGACAGATGCACGCTTTCAGCAGCCTATTAAGGCTAACGTTAATGATGCTATCGTAGGCGACACCAACACCGAGCAGGGCGCAGATGGTGAGGGTGAGAACAGCGAAAGCACCGATAACGGCGACAATGGTGACGAGGGCCAGGCCAACGAGGAAAATGCAGAGGGCGACCAACAGCCGGAAGCGTCAGAGAGTGAGCAAACAGAAAGTGAAACCAAAAAGTAAGGAACTATGAGCAAAGCGAGTACAACCCGAACGATTAAGTTTATTGCAAAGGCAGGAACTTATACGGCATTGATCATGTGCCCAGATGGCGACATCTACCAAGAATGGGAGGGCACGGAATCCGACATTACTAAGGTGTTCCCTAACTTTGAACAGACAAAGCCAAAACTTAACTTTGTCTGTATGAGTAGCCGAGTAGCCGAGGGAGTGGCAACGCCTGATAGTATGCAGTACTTTTTTAACGGTACGAAAATCGAGTTTACCGGCGACACGTCAAGCGGCATTTTTGCAGGCTACTTTAAGAAGTTTGCACCGAGCGGCGACAACATCTACTATGGTTTGCAGATTGTTAAGAATTTGGTAAAAATCGCAGGTTTTGCCCCGGTAACTATCAAGATGGTGGCGGCTATCAGCTATGGCACGCAAAGCGATAATATCCAAGCTACCTATACAATCCCAGTACAGAAAGCGACAGGTACAAGTTATCGTGTTACCATCGTTGCCGGAGATACCAAGGGCTTTGTTATCACCGACAAGGGTGGCAGTTGCGTTTTAAAGGCAATGGCGTACCAGAACTACGAGGAAATCACCAAAGATTTAACCTACGTGTGGGAGAAGATGGGGGCCAGTGGTTGGGAGGTAATCAACGGACAGACCGCCCAGACGCTTACAGTGTCAGGCAGCAGTATAGACACATACGGAGAGTACCGAGTAACCGTTAATCGTAGTGGCGTTGAAATCGGTAAGGACATACAGGGCGTTATGGACGCATCCGACCCCTACGACATCGACGCACGCCCGACACCGGAAGACGAAGCGATAAGCGAGGACGAAAGCGGCAACGGCAAAGTAACCTATACGCCGTGGATCGTCAAGCGTGGAACTAACACGCAAGCAATCAAAGACGCTAAGTTTTTCTTTGTCGTGAAAGACGCAGCAGGTGTTTACCTGAATAGCGACAGCGAGCGAAAGACAGCGGTAACGAGCTATGCCGTAACACGTGCTATGTGCTTGCAAAGTGGTGGAGACATCAGCGTAACGATAACATCAGAAAGTTAAGCCTATGGGAGTTTCGGTAACAAGGTATGTTAAGTTTATACGCAAGGGAAAGGGCGTAATTGTCGCCCAATCCCGAAACGTATATAACTATACCTACAAGGAGTGGACGCAGTTCTACGGACTTAGTGGGCGGTCAGTCAATTGGGACGGAATCATAAATGTATCTGATTTTTCCGTAGGTGACACGATGGTTATTAATGGCACGGTATCGGACAAACAACGTATTACCATCAGTCTTTACGCTAAAGTAACGGCAATCGACACAAACCGGGCTATAATAACGGCTCAATCACTATACTACATTGCAAGTGGTGAGAATGGAGAAGACGGAAACGACGGCGTGGACGCAATAACCATTGACATTACGCCACCGATCATTTTACACAAAAAGACGGCCACCAATACCTCATACGCAGTTACCATTAAAGTATTTGAGGGTACAAAGCAACTGATAAGTAGTAACGGCAGTGGAAGCAGCTTTAAGTGTAACGTTGATACATCTAATTTCCCGACGGGTTTAAAAGGGAACACAGTAGCAGGCACAAATGTTTATACGCTTATTTTGGTGGTAGAAGCAAATTCCAATCCAAGCAAAGATATAGCAATATCTATTGTTTGTAGGGGCGTAACGCATAAACGCACCGTGTCATTTAAAACTGTAGCCGATGGGCAACCCGGAGCCAAAGGCGACAGAGGCCCGGCACTACGAGGCCCACAAGCGTGGGGCGATTGCGCCGTAGGCTATATGTTTCAGTCGGGAGCAAGTGGCGAGGAATACAAGGACGTAGTTTTGTATGGCAATAACTATTATTCTTGCATCAAATCGCACACCAAGACCGCAAGCAATAACCCAGGAAGTGCAACAGACACCAATAGCGGACTTTGGAAGTTAGCCGACAAACTGGAAATGGTGGCTACAAAGATACTGTTAGCGCAGTACGCTTTAGTCAAAAATTTGGGCGTGGAGGCTATCGACATGAAAGACGCTAACGGTAACATTATCTTTCAGGCAAAAGACGGCAACGTTACTTGCAATAGCGGTACGTTCACAAATGGCACGTTCACAAATGTAAAGGTTATCGGCTCAATACGAAATCCTTTCAATTTGGCTAATGATAGCTTTGATGTTGATTACAGCGATAATGTGGCTATGCTTAGTAGCGGTGGCGGTTGGTTAGATGCCTATTCTATGCCGTGGGACGTAAGCCAGAATGGAAGACGACTAACCATTGTAAACTACAAATGGGGCGGCACAATGGCGCAAGGTCAAGCCGAAATTAGTGCACCAAATGGCAAATACTTCTTTGAGGACGGAATCCAAAAAAGCAAGTTAAAAGTTAGCCGTGAAATTGTGGAAATGATAGGCTACGGCACTACCACGGAGTTCTACGGTTGGATCGTGCTAAATCGTATTGACTTAATGACAAGTCAAAAATATGGGCATTGTTTAAAGGCTTTGGCATTTGGCACGGTATCGGGTGGAAACAGTAGTAGCAACACATCAATAACGAGCAATACGTTTGATGGCAGCAAACTAACGGTAGCCCGACAATCTGAAGGACTTTACCGGGTATTTTTTCCGAGTACGTGGTTTACTTATACAAGTAATTGCCGTGTAATATTAACCGGGCGAGGTGTATGCTACGGTGCAAGTAGCCCAGTAAAAGCCACTATGCACTCATTGGGTAACGGTTACTTTGATGTAGTCGTATCAGACGATGCAAGCCGAAACGATGGCAGCTTTGATTTTATAATTTATAATGGGTCAGATTTTGACATATTAAAATAGTAGTAATTATGGCAGTAAAGAAAACAAAAAAGTTGAGCGGTCAGGCAACAGTAACGACCATCAACAACTACCAGAAATTTCCGGTAACGGACGCAAACGGAAAGGTTACGCTTATTTCATTGGCTAACCTCAAAACCGCTTTGTTGGCAGGTATGAACCTTAACGGCTTATACGATGGGATCTTTATCATGTACCACCGTAAGAGCGATGATTACCCACTAATGGTTAAGCCTCATAAGTGGACATCGTTACAGAACAGCGGCGAAATTGCCGACGGTGTAGTAGTTGTAGAGGGTGGAAAAATCTTAGTTGTAGCCCCTACCGAATCAACTTCTAAGCTAACGTGGAGTAGCGCAGCTATCAGCGGAGGCGGTACGGCAACAACCGATCGTGTTACAGCGATGAACGATTGGAGCGGCAAGGCAAATACGGCGGCTACTATCAAGGCAAGCAAAGCCAATGCAGTCACCAATACGGCGCAGTATGCACCGGGCTACTGCAATCTGTATAGTCGTGCCAACGCTAATGGTAAAGGCTTGACAGCAGGTAAGTGGTGGTTACCATCGTTGGGCGAAATGTTTATGATTTATGCCAACATGACAAAAATCAATTATGCTTTATCCCTGATTACCGGAGCCACCCAGTTAGTTGAAGATTGGTATTGGACTTCCACCGAGTACAGTGCTGCCAACGCATGGAATCTGGACCTCCTCGACGGTACTACGAACGGTTGGTACGCTAAGGCCAGCAACACGCTCAGAGTTAGGGCAGTGTCAGCATTTATTGTTTAATTCTTAATTTCTTAGTCTTTAACCTTTAGGTACGGCGAAAGCCGTACCATTATAAGGCAATTTATAAAAAAGCAATGGCGGTAAAATTAGTTTCAAGTACAAAGATTTATTTAGATGCACGAAAGTTGTTAGACATCATTTTGGATATAGTACCCAATTTCCCACGTGCCTACAAATTCACCATCGGGGCAAAGCTGCAAGAAATTGGCGTTAATCTGATGCAGGAGATAGCGGCGGCGTACATCAATAAAGACAAAGCCGAGACAGTAAAGCACCTAACCGAGTTTCAGGCAGAGTTTGAGACAATGAAAACGCTAATGAGAATTGCCGGAGAAAGGGAGTGGATAAAAGGCAGAGGGAAGTTTGCAAGTATCATCGAGTTAATGGACGAAATAGGTAAACAATCGTCAGCGTGGAAAAACAAAGTAGTTAATACGCTTTGTAGCCCGAATCGGAATGTTACGACAGACCGAGAGCGCAGTTTTCCGTAATAAATGGGGTTTATGCCGTCATTTACGGCTAAGAACAAGATAATAGACCACAGATTGCGGCCACCGAGAACAGTGCTACCAACGCATGGAATCTGAACCTCAACGACGGTAATACGAACAATTGGAACACTAAGGCCAGCAACACGAACAGAGTTAGGGCAGTGTCAGCACTATTTACAGAAGACAGAAACGTGACAAATGATAATATACAATGGTAACGACAGAGTGGCTTTTAGATGCTTACTTTGATTGCCGTCATAGCAAGAGACGAACAGCAAGCGCAGTTGTTTACGAAATGGACTACGAAAGCCGTTTGATTGCTTTGCGTGATAGAATCAATAACCGAACGTACCAACCGGGTAAGTCTATTTGCTTTGTCGTAACACGCCCAAGATACAGAGAGGTATTTGCAGCATCCTTTGAGGATAGAATCGTACACCACTACATAGCTTTGCGCCTAACGCCACTATTTGAAAACATCTTTAGTGAGCGTACATTTAATTGCAGAAAAGGCAAAGGGCAGCTTTATGGTGTTAATATGCTGAAAGAAGATATAAGGCAGTGCAGCAATAATTATACGGAAGATTGCTATATTATGAAACTTGACTTAAAAGGTTTCTTTATGAGCATCGACAAAAAGTTATTGGCTGAAATGGTAGATCGCTTTATAGTCAAGTACTACAAGGGCGAAGACATAGACGATTTGCGCTACCTTTGCCGTGTCGTTATTTTACACAGCCCCGAAAAGAATTGTGAGCGGCACAGCCCTTTGAGCTATTGGGAGAAGTTGGATAAGAACAAATCACTATTTACAAATGGTGAGGGTAAGGGCGTAGCCATCGGCAACCTGTTTGCCCAGATATTCGCAAACTTCTTACTTAATACGCTTGATTGGTTTATCGAGAATGAGGGTATAGAACATCATGGCAGGTATGTAGACGACTTCTATTGCATCCACAAGGACAAAGAAAAGCTATTGGCGTTAATGCCTAAGATACGTGAGCTATTAGCCAGTTTAGGTTTAAGACTGAATGAGAAAAAGTTTTATTTTCAACATTACAGCAAAGGCGTGGAGTTTACCGGGTCAATAGTCAAACCCGGGCGTGTCTATACCTGTAATCGCACGATAACAAACTTTATTGCAGCAGTCAGAAGACTAAACAAGGCAAACAACGAGCGTCAGGTATTACACGCAGTATGTAGCATCAACTCATATTTAGGTTTGCTACGACATACCAACGAGTACGCCACACGTCGCAAAGTGCTTAACATGATCGAGCCACGTGTATTTAAAGAATATGTGTACATCAAAGGGCACTACGAGGTATTGGCAATTAAGAACAAACATAAATTGAGGTATCAAACAATGCAGAGAATTAGAAATGGCGACTACTGATAAAGAACCCATTACCCTATCATCCGATAGGTTAGATATGGACTTATTTAGATTGCTACTTACAAAATATGTAGTAGTGACCGAGCAGCGAGACGGAAAAGTGATTTACGAACTTAACAGCATCGAGCACCATGCAGATAATTGAAATAGTAGTATCGGTTATTACCGCTTTGGGCGGTTGGGAAATGATTAAATACGTTATGAATCGTAAAACCAACCGCCGAAAGGAGGAAGCCGAAGCCGACAACGTTGAATTTAATGTGCTACGTGAGGCGATGGACTTTTTACAAACACAGCTCAAAGAGAAAGAGCAGCGATTTGCAGAACAGACCGATTTAGTGAGAAAGCAGAATTTAGATATTTTGCAGCTCAACAAGGAAAAGGCGCAGTTAGAATTAGACCTACAACGCTATAAGTGTGTAATTAAGGGTTGTACGAAACGTGACCCACAAAATGGTTATTAATATGAGAAAGATTAATGAGATCATCGTACATTGTACGGCAACCGCCGAGGGCAAAGACTTTAAGGCGGCAGACATCGACCGTTGGCACAAGGCTAAAGGCTGGAACGGAATCGGCTATCACCATGTAGTAGATTTGGACGGCAAAGTAGAACCAGGCCGAACAGAAAGCGAGGTGGGGGCGCATTGTCTGAAACACAACGCCAATAGTATTGGTGTGGTGTATGTGGGCGGTTTGGCATCCGATGGCAAGACACCAAAGGACACCCGAACACCACAGCAAAAGGCAGCTTTGGTTAAGTTGCTTACAGAGTTAAAGCACCGTTACCCTAACGCCACGATCCACGGACACCGAGACTTTGCGGCCAAAGCGTGCCCAAGTTTTGACGCTACTAAGGAGTACAAAGACATTAAGTAATGTAAAGAGCCAATGAAGAAATTTATAGCTATCTGTATGTGCCTGTTAGCCCTGTTGGGGCTGATAGGCTGCAAGACGACAAAAAAGGTGGTATCGGAATCATCCACAAGCACAAGAGAGGAAACCGACACCACCAAGTTAGTAACCGACAGCATCCACGTGGGTACTATCAGAACCGACCACCGAACCACGCTAACGTATTTTAGCGATTGGGGGTATATAGAGTTTACCGATAGCGGCGGTACACTCATGATCGACACTTTGGGCAACTTGAAAGCCGATGGCGTGAAGTCATACCAACACGGCAAGAAAGCCGCCCAGAAGAAAGCCGAGAATATCACACAGAGCAAGGACAGCACCAACACCCACAAGCTGCAAGCTAATGGGGTGCAGAGCCGAGACAACAAACAAGCCAACAGAGAGCCACAGAAACAAGGCGTGAAAGCCTTAAAATGGTATCAACGTACAATTTACCACATCGGCTTTTTATGTTGCGTAGCGGCGATTATTTACGCTATATTCTTATATCTAAGGAGAAAAAAATAAAATCTGTTTTCTTGATAGTGCAAGCCCGGAGCCGACCGAGAGGTTAGCCCGGGCGATTTGCTTTACCCAAAATGTAATCAATCACTTTTCTGTTAGCCTCATCTATTTTGTCACGGCTGAATTTGATATAAACGCCTGTAATCTTAGAGCCGTGGACGTGTCCCAGGGCTTCACTAATTGTGTCCTTTGGTATATCCAAGTCAGCGGCGTACGTCGCCCATGAGTAACGACCCCAATACGATGTTATTTCTTTTTCAATCGGTTTCATTATCGGCAAATGATTTTTTGTGTATTTTGGTTTGCCGTTGGCATCTACCTCAATGGGGCCTATCTTTCTTAAACCCTCATTTAGATGTGTCAGATAGTTGGTATGTGATTTGTAGCGGTCAAACGGTGAAAGAAGATGCTTTTTACCTTTGTATCTCTCAATTATCGCCGCCGCTTCTGGCTCAACCTTAATACTGTATAGCTTACCAGTCTTTGCCCTACGGTATTCTATGCGCCCATCGAAATAGTCAGCAGGGGTTAAGTTGGCTAAGTCTTTCATATTGATACCCACCAGATAGATGATAAGTAAAAACATATCCCGATACTCGCTATCTACCTTACTAAGTTGTAGCCCCATCATCAGGCGTAATTTATCAATCGGCAAAACCCTCATTGCCGTTTCTTCTGTTGGTATGTGGAAGTTACGGAAAGCGTAGCTTTGCGTTATTCCCTCATCCACAGCAAAGTTTACCACATTGCGTAAGTTACGTAAGTGCATGGCACGGCTATTAACACAAAGCCGAGGCATAGAGTTTTGAAAGCCGATTATCCAAGTTTTGTTTATATCATTGAAATGGACGGTATCAGCATCACCACAATATAGATTTACTTTCTTTAGTGTTTGCTCAAAGAGCATCTTTGTACCGCCTGTTTTGGTATCAATAACCTTTTTGAACATTGCGCCCAAAGTTGGAACGCCCACCGTTGGGGCATCCAATTCCATATTAGCGAGCATCTGGCGCAGTTGCGGAGGCGTAAGTTTTTGCCACATACCTTTTTCACGTAGTTCTAAGATACGGTTATTAACTTGCATTAAGAGCAGCTGCAACACATTATTAATCTTTCGCGCGCCTTTGCCGATACATTGCTTTGCCGTGGCATCCCATTCATCAGGCTTTAGAAATATGCCTGTTGCCAAATATATATTAGTACCATATCCGACACAGATTTGCACCGGGTCCGTACCGTCTTTCAATGCCCTACGAGTGTCGAGCCTTAAATTTGATTTTGCCATACTATTTGCTTTAAGTTTGCTTAATCTTTGCTGAAAATTGCGCCCAAATATACCATAATATACCATAAAAACCGCCACCAACGGCATATTTTTACAATTATTTAATAAACGGGCGTATCTTCTAATTTGCTGATTTTTCCTTATTACTAATTGATTATCAGTATTTTATATGCAAAGAACTAACTATCTAAAGCCACAAGCGGCAGTATTTCTCATAAGCATTCTTAGTGAACGCATCCACGATGAGAGGTTTTTGCGACT